GGATATGACCGGCGTGCTGAAGATCTTTATGCCAGCCAACGCTAACGACTCGGACCGCAACAAGGCCCGCGACATGGGTGAGCGCTACCGCGTTGACGACCAGACCTACTTCCTCCTGCAGCGCATGGGCAAAGAGCCCCACGAGCAGTGGGACGTGGATGTCGTCAAGACCCCAGGCACGAAGGTCGTCGATACCGACAAAACCATCATGCGCTGCTCGACGATGATCGCCCGCGCAGTGCTGGCGCAGTTCCTCACACTAGGGCAGGGGCGGGTTGGCAGCTACGCGCTGTCGAAGTCGCAGCAGGACTTGTTTCACTTGGCTGTTAAGGGCCGGTTGGATACCCTTGAAGAGGAGATGAACCGGTTCCTGGTGTCGAAGATATTTGCCCTCAACGACTTCCCTGGCATCACTGCCATGCCCAAGATCCGGCACTCGGACCTTGGTGACATCGACCTTGATTCGCTGACCAAGTTCCTCCAGGTCACAGGTGCGCTTGGGCTGATACAGCCTACTGAGGAAGTGGTGCGGCACCTGCACAGGCGCGGGGGGCTACCCGAGCCGCATGACTTTGAAGAGGATGTCTCGCGGCCTAAGCCGGAACCGGAGGACGAGGACCAGCAGGACGATATACCTGAGCCTGGTCGCGTACCGGCCAGTATGCGCGAGTGGGGGAAGTGGTATCTCAAATGACGCAGCTACAGCAGCCTGATGTACTTGAGATAGGGTGTCAAATACTACTTACTACAGGACAGCATCTAGGCGAATGTCTAGGTACGTGTGGCTCAGATGCCACAATTGAACTTCCGGCAGTGTACGATAAGGAGGATCCGATGGTATTTGCACAAATTAGCGATATAGAGGCAGAGGTGCTGGGCATCATATCGTTGGCAGACCTGTACCTCAAAGCAGGGAACGCCCCAGCCCCAGATAGCCCTAAGCTGCTTATGCAGCGGGTAGGTGGTGGGCAGTGGTACGTTGAACTGACGTATGGACATGGTCGCTGCCACTGCTCGAATGAAAGTCTGGCAATGGCTCTGGCCGATGTCAAGACACAGCTACATCAGAGGATACGGCAAGAAGCTGTCGACGTTGAGCGCAGGCAAGCTAGCCTGAAGACCGTCATGCAGTTTGTACCGTTTCGAGACGCCGTGCCTGCTGATAAGGCCAATGCAACTGACCTCGCGAAGGAAAGAGCATGAGAATGCGTAAGCGTGCGAAGAAACCTTGGGTAGAAGAAGCTCCCATCGCAGCCGACGATATACTTGTTAGCCGGAGACAGCCGAGAGAGCTTGAACCAGTGCGCAAGTATGTCGACCCTGGCCCAGCACCAGGGTGCACACCTCCGCCCCCACCTTCGAAACCGCTTAGGAGATGACCCCTGACTAACATAATACTGCACCCTGCATCCGAGGACTACATACGTGCAGCCATTGGCGACGAGCTGTTTGATGAGCTTGTTGTACCGGCGCAGCAGAGCATTGACCTTACTCCCTTGCCTGACATGGCCGAGCGTGCGGCTCTGGCCGCGTGGCACGGCCTGCGGCGCACTGCTGAGGACTGGCACCCCGTCATCAAGGAGAAGGCAACCACTGTTGCCGAACTGAAGAAGAGCGAGCGCCGGTTGGAGCAGGCGATCCGGCAGTGGATGCGCGAGGTGGCAGCGCACATCAATACGTTCATAGATGTGCTGGTGATTGACCCTACGGCAGTAGATGACATCGACCTTGAGCAGTTTAACCCGAGATTCTCAGAGCTGACCAGGCCACACATTGAACGGGCGATGTCCAAGGGGGGTGAGAACAGTAAGGAGGAGCTTAGCGGACAGGAACGCGAAACAGGAACGGCTCGTAGTGCGCGGCGAAGGGCTGGACGGTCTGAAACAGGAGACGAGGACCATGATGCAAGGGTTCCCACCCAGCGGTTGCGAACTCGACTTCTGCATAATCTCCGTCAGCCCTTCACCGCACAAAATGAGCCTGCCATTATCTCAAGCTGGACGGTGCAGTCGCCGGAAGCCCAAGCCTGGGTATCGAACCACGGCCTCGACCTCGCTACGGGGCTTAACGAAACAACAGTAGAGCGGCTCCAGCAAACATTGGTCATCGGCCAGCGTGACGGTGTTGGGATGCCCGAGATCACGCGGCGCATCAAGAACAACTTCAAGGACATGAGCACCTGGCGTGCCCGCATGATCGCACAGACCGAGACCATACGTGCTTACGCGCAGGGGTCGCTTCAGGTATACCGCGATGCCGGTGTGACCGTGAAGAAGTGGCTGGACGGCCAGGTGAACGCCTGTCCGATATGTGTGGCGCTGGACGGCAAACCGATAAGCATCGAGGGGAACTTCAAAGGCGAGCTCCCCCCCGAGCTAGCTGCACTGGTGCGTCAGCCAACCGTTGACGGCCCTCCGGCCCATCCAGGATGTCGGTGTGCGGTACGGGCAGTGATTGAAGGATAGGAAAGGAGCTAACATGATTTCGTCAGAGATGAAGAACAGAATAACGTCGAGAAAGTTCTGGGTGACGATCGCGTTCAGCGTCGTTGTGCTAGTAGGCGACGAACTGGGGATCGAAGTTACCCAGGAAGAGCTCTATGCAGTAGCGGCCGTCGTTGCTAGTTGGCTGGGCGTGCAAGGTATAGCCGACATCAGGAAGTAGATGGCTGAAGGCACTGTGTCGGTTTCGGAGTTCTACCATCGGCTTGAACGTGAGCTGCAGGGGCTCGGCGTTCGTGTTGGTATGCGCCGTGCTATCGGTGGCCTAGCCTCGGGATACCTGTGGGAGCTGGCGCATGACGATATCGGTATGTTCGCTATGTCGTTTAATGTCGAGGGACTGTTCCCGTGGGACGAGAACCCCATGAAGGATAACGGCGGGCGGCAGGTTATAACTGTCGATGATATGTGTGCAGTTCTTCATGGCCAGGTGCAGGAATGGATTGAGCAGAAGCAAGTGAGGCGGGCCGGTGCCTAGTTCCATGATGCCTAGTTTGACGATTACGGGACTGGATGCCATGTTGCAGAAGCTTGGTGCTATGAAGCTTGATCAGGCAGGTAGGGTATTCAACACCCCCGTCTCGCGGGCGTTCTTGCGCGGTGGCCTGCATCTTGAAGGGAAGGTCAAGGAAGGCACCCGTGTACGCACCGGACGGCTGCGCTCAAGCTACGCGACACGCCAGACAAAGCCGTTACGGGTGGAGGTGGGCACCAATACCGTCTATGCGCCGTTTGTGGGTAGTAAGGGCAGGCCGACCGGCTTTACGGGGGCTGGTGAGGCTCACATTGCTGAGGTCATCAAAAAAGAGAAAGGCAGGGTACGTGACATCGTACAGCAGGGGATACGCGAGATGATGGAGAGCTGAATATGGCGAATAAGATGCCAGAAAACATTCAGGAATTGGCGGCGCACGTTCAACAGCAAGGACGTATCCATCTGCATCGGATGATTAGCAGTGGGGGCGAGACCCCTGGCTGGCGTTACATAGCAAGCTACCACACCGCGAAATGCGAGACGAACAGGTGCTTCGTTCTCAACATCAAGAATGTCAAAGCGGAGGTCTGAATGTTCGTATCACGACGACCAATAGGCAGGGGAGTAACCATACAGGGCGACGATGAAGCGTTCGTCCTCCGCCCCGCTAGGATCGAATGGTACGAGCCGCATGTCGTGTTCCTGTTCGATTCTGCTCTACGCCAATATGAACAACCTGTAACGCTCGGTAGGACAGTTGAAGTGCGCCCGTACATATTCCTCTGCGTTCGAAGACTTACATGGGGTACGAACGTTGGTCGTAATCTGTTAGAAGTCGAGATCGGGATTAACGCCCCTCAGGGGACGGCAATCATACCTCATGAGGTCGCCCCTTGGCGACATGCCAAACCGCTCTTGACAAGGTAGTGTGTCATAGTATAGAATAGGCGTAACTGCCTACAGGTGATGCCAGCACAGCCGACATCATAGGTTCGAGAGGAGGCACCAGTTGCATACGATGCACGCAGTAACGATTTAATATAAGCAGACGCCAACCGGCCAGTGCCACCAAATCTGCGGAGGATCCAACAGGACCTCCGCAGATTTTCTTTTGTACGAGGAAAGGAGCCTGCGACGTGCCGTTCACCGGACCTGAAGACACTAAGCTGCCCAGCAACGTTAAAGGCGAGTCAAAGACGAAGCGGGCTCAGTGGGTAAAGGTGTTCAATGCAGCCTTCAAGAACTGTCAAGCAAACGGCGGCACCGAAGAGGAGTGCGAGAAGATAGCCTTCAAGTTCGCCAACGGCGTCCTCAAGAACTCGGCTCAAGAAGTAGCTATGGCCGCACGGGAGATGGCCATGACCACGCGGGAACTGAGTTCTGACTACTTGAAGAAGCTTCGCGAACTGCTGTTTGCTGCCGACCTCCCCAAGGAGTTTGTCGCTGAGATAGTGCGGAAGGCACGGGCGCACGCGGGCGGGAAAGGTAAAAAGGAAGTGAAGAACTTCGGCGAACTGTACTCCGGCAACGACGGCGCGGATGGCCGGTTCTACTTTGCCAACTCAGCAGCCGAGCCTCCTGACACCATCAACGTGTTCCCCATACCTGGCACGTACAAGCACCCGTTGTACGGGGCCATTAAGGTCAGCCGCGATACAAGCAAGGAGATGGTCAAGAACTTTAACGACGGTGTGTACCAGGAGCGGGTGCCCTTGGATGCCGAGCACGAGACAAAGCTATCCGGCGCGGTTGGCTGGATCACCCACCTAAAAATGAATGCCGACGGGTCGGTCGATGCCGACGTGGAATGGAACGAGCGCGGTGAGGAGATGATACGCGACGACCGCTTCAAGTTTATTTCGCCGGAGTGGTTTGATAATTGGTCCGATCCGGCAACCGGCGAGGAGTTTGAACAAGTTCTGGTCGGTGCCGCGCTAACGACCCGCCCGTTCTTCAAGGAGGGCGCACTGCGTCCGTTGGTAGCTACGGAAGCTGGCAAGCTGTGGGACGTCGAACACGAGGGCGACGATCCTGAACTGTGGACGTTGTTAGCCCTCGAACTGCCGAACGGTATGTCGGCCGAAGACCTGCAGGAGAAAATCAGGAAGACCGTAGGGGATTCGTTCCCAGGTCTCAAAGGTGATCACGGCCTGTGGGTGGCAAACGTATTTAACGATAAGGCAATCATATCGACCGATGACGGGTTCTTTGAGGTCAAGTTCGCTATTGATAGCGATGGGCAGGTTAGCTTCTCGGGACAGCCGATGGAAGTAGAGCGAACTACGAAATGGAGTCGTGTATCTGCAACTGATACGAGAGGAGGTCAATCGGGTGGGCAAAACTTAGAGGTACAGAGGCGCTCACGACGTAAGGCAAGCCCTGGAAAGGGAAGGGAGGATCGAATGACAGAGTTATTGGAACGGGCGAAGGAGCTCGAGTCTGATCTGGATTCAGATGAGGGTAAGAGCTGGGTTCGCTCAATGGCAGAGAAGCTAGGCTTCAAACTGTCTGAGCCAAAGGATGGCGGCAACGGCAATGGCGACGATGACGATGAGGAGGACAACGAAGACGAAGAGTCCTCCAACGACGACGAGGACAATGAGGACAGCGAGGATAACAAGGGTGAGGAGGATGCCAAGACCGGAGCGGAAGTTGCTGTGCTGCAAGGAGCACTTAAGGCCTCCGAGAAACGGGCCACCGCTGCGGAGACCAGGCTCGGCACCCTGGAAACCGAAAGCCTCACCCGCCGGTTGCGTGACATCATCCTCGGCAGGGACGAAGGTTCCATCCGGAAGGCCAGCGAAGAAGGCAAGGCGCTCCACCCGATGGTAGGGGATGCCGGTGCCAAGATGTCCATCCTGGTCAAGCTCGGTGAAGGCACCAAGGAGTTCAATACGTTCGTTGCCACCGAACGCGAACATGCGCGGCAACTGCACGAGTCCGAGATGTTCAGTGAGCTTGGCACTGATTCAACCGGCGAGCCGGTTACTGCATCTCCGAAGGGCGAGATTGACCGTATGGTCGCTGCAGCCCGTGCCAAGGACCCTGAGCTGAGCGAGGAAGATGCGATTGCCAGGGTCGCCAGCGAGAACCCCAAGCTGTACGACGCCTATGACAAGTCTGTCACTGGGCGTAAGGGTGTGCATACCGGCACGAGTGGTGCCTAACTAGCACAGAAGAGAAGGAAGGAGGAATGGAACGATGGCAGTGAACCGCCTTGTAAGGTCAGTGACATACCCGTCCGATGGAGACAACTCGGGCAATCAGTACCGCATCGTCGCCCTCGATGACGCGGGGCGTGTGCAGGTGCAGACAGCAGCAGCCACTCCGGTACTTGGTGTACTTCAGAATAAGCCCGGTGCAATTGATGCGGCTGCTGAGGTTGCGATCGTCGGCTCAATAGTGAAGCTGGAGGCCGGTGCCGCAGTGAGCGAGCGCGATGCTATTCAGGCAGTCGCCGGAGGCCGCGGGTCGCCGACAACCACCGAGGACGACGACATTGTTGGGTACGCCTTGACCCCCGCAGCCGGTAGCGCCGAGCTGTTTGAGGTCGTCATTACTGCGCCTGCCCAGTTCAGGACGTAGTACCCAAGTAAAACCAAATTATAGGAAGGAGGAAATAACATGCCACAACCAGACGTGGGCGACGTCCATGTGAATGCCCTGCTCACCCAAATGAGCATTGCACACATGAACAAGCTGGAGCACTTCATCGCTGACCGTGTCTTCCCGCCTGTAGGGGTTGACAAACAGTCAGACATTTACCTCGTATACGACCGAGGTGAATTCTTCCAAGGTTCCGAAGACGCCCAGTCCATGCGGAACTTGCTGCGGGCTCCTGGAACACGGGCACCGGTCGCAGGGTATAAGGTCACCAAGACCAATACGTACCGCTGCGACAACTTCGCCATTGGCGTTGAGATTCCTGACGAGTTGAGGGGGAACGCGGATGCGGTCTTCCAGCTTGACAAGGAAGCGTCCGAGCTGGCAACCCAGATCCAGCTCATCCGGCGCGAGCGCGCCTTCGCCGTTGACTTCATGAAGACAACCGTGTGGGGGACCGACAAGACCGGCACCACCGACTTTGTGAAGTGGTCGGACTACGGCGGGTCGGACCCGTTTACGGATCTCGAGGACGGGATCGACAGCATCGAAGGGAAGACCGGCCAGCGGCCAAACAAGTTGACGATGGGAGCGATCGCCTGGAGGCGATTGAAGCACCACCCCGACTTGGTCGACCGCATCAAGGGCGGCGCGACATCGGGTGCGCCTGCACTCGTGCAGCGGCAGCTTCTCGCAAGCATCCTGGAGATCGACGAGGTCCTCATTGGACGAGCGTCGTACCGCTCCAGTGTTGAGGGGGCCTCGCTGACAATGGCACGCATCGTCGACGATGATGCGTTGCTTCTGTTCGCCCCCCCAACCCCTGGACGGCTAACACCTTCGGGTGGTGTGACCTTCTTCTGGAAGCCGCTCGTGGGCGGGCAGCTCCAGTTCATGAGGAAGTACCGCCTCGACCCTGAGAAGAAGGATGTGATTGAGAACCACAGCTACGTCGACCAGGTGGCAACGGAGACGGAGTCAGGATACTTCTTCGCTGACTGTGTCGACTAATTACGATAGGAGATAGGAGGAACCATCGATGGCAGGGAAGAAGATGACCAAGAAACGCCGTTCCAAGCCGGTGCCAGCCGTAGCCGAAGCCCCTAACGAGGCATCGGTCAACCGGCCAAAGGTTAAGACTGGTACTGCCGAACGTCGGGCCACCACTGGTCCAACGCGCTCTAGTGTAAAGGACAGGAGTGGGCTTTGGGTCGCCCTTTCAGGAAGGATGGCCCAGTACGGAACGGTGAAAGTTGAGCGGCCTGGCCAGGTCATTCGGCAGCAGTTTCTAAAGAACGATGACTTGCTACTGAAGCACAGGTACGTCAGGTTACTCGAGGAGCATGAGGAAATCAGAGAGTGTGAATCGTGCGGCCTCTTGTTCTTGGGCAGCGTAACCGCTGGGCCGTTCAAACTTCACTTAGATTTTGCACGGCACGACAGCGAACAGATGGATCTCGATGCTGGCCTGAAGTCACAGTCGGCAGGGGGGCGCTCCGACGAATCTTCGGCAAATCTCGATTCCGATTCAGGTAAGGAATGGGACATCGAAGAGGAGGGGGCACCTCCGCCGACCAAGTTGGAGGACGAGAACCCTCAAGGTGTTAGGGTCAGCATGGGGTAACTGAACCGGAAGGAGGTACTCGATGGGTGTAACAAGAGTTAGGCGCAGGTTGGCAGTTGCAGGCGAAGTCTCGATCGGGGCAAACGCTGACGCGACACTTGAGCGCGGTGCCGCAAACTTCCTGCGTATGAAGTCCGGCGACTATTTCGGGGTTAACGCAGGTACGGTCGCCGTGGGGACTGTCAACTTGGGTGTTGCGAATACCGGAGCGATGCAAGTCGGATTCAATGGGGCCACTGCGCAGGTTGGGGTGATCATCAACGGGACGTGCTTCGTTCTGGAAGGTACGGCCGGTGGCGCTGTGACCCTCGTTGCTGATCCGGCAGGGGCGTAATAGCCCAGCCAGGAAGGAACTGAAACTATGTCTAACCTGAAGCAATTCATCGTGTTCGTGGGTGGGGAGGATCTGACCTTGCTTACATCAGCCGGAGTAGATCCGGCAGAGTTCGTCTCCTCGACTGTACGCGGGGAACTAGCCGCGTTGCAAGAGCAGGAGAGGAAGAAACGGGTGCGGACCACGACGAAGGCACGCGACGAGGCAGCGGAGCAGCTCCTCAAGGAGCCCTCTTCAGAGGAGGCCGAAACAGAGGAGGAGCCCCCTGATGGGTAAGCTGCGCAGGACGCATGTGAAGCCATTGAGTGCAGTGGCCGTTTCCACAACTATTGCCTCGGTGTGGGATCCCCCTGCTGGCAAGCGCGTCCGCGTTATGGGAGTCTCGAACATTCATGAGACCGCTGGCACTGCCCTAACGGTGGCGGTTACGGACGGTACTGCAGCGGCCTCAGGGACGCTAGGATTCTTCTCTGTGCTTGCAAGTGGTGTAGCGGATGACGTCGACTTCGGTGATGCTGGCCTCTATGCGTCTTTGGATGCCGAGGTTGGCATCAAGTCGTTGGCCGGTGCTGGGACGATATCTTGCACATTGGTTGGCAGAGAAGAAGGTTGGTAAACATCATCATAGGAGGAGCCACGTGAGGAACAAAACGATTGGCGTTCTTAGGGACTTCACATCGGAGGAGCGCCCTGGTGGAGCGCAAATAGCATCGGACAGGTTCATTGCCGGTGCTCCTGAAAACATACAGGTTGTACTATGCCCACCAGGGCAGCTCAATCTTGACTGCGATGCGTACCTATCTTTCCTTGTGAAGCTGTATACAGATGAGGAACTGGAGTTCCTCTCCGGCCACTCGCGACACTTTCGCTTCGAGACCGACTGGTGGGAGCCAGTAGAGCAGCAGAGCAAATGGCGGAATACGCTGGTAGAGAATTCAATCATGACGTTCTACTGGTCGCCGCTGCACGAGGAGCGGAGTAAACGAATCTACGGTGTGCAGCCAAAACATTCCGAAGCAATCCCCTGCCCGATGGATCCCAATGTATATAGGGAGTGCAGGGCGATTGCCGAGAAGCGACCTGGGTCTGTGCTGTGGGCAGGCGAATGGCATCCTCGCAAAGGAAACGACATCATGGTCCGCTGGGCTGCTAGGAACGAAACAAGGGTCGATGCCTACGGCATGAGAACTCCGGAAGGCGAAATTGGGCCATACGTTACGGGCAAGGGCTTCGCCCCTGCAGCCGACTGGCTGCACATCATGGCCAGCTACGAGAAGTTCGTCCATTTCCCCCGCGTGCCTGATGCGTTCAACATGACATTGATGGAAGCGTACCTTCTGGGGCTGGAGGTCATCTACACGAACGACATCGGCTGTCTATCATACGACAAGCCTCCTGAGGAACTGATCGAGGACTGCGCCGTGGCTCCTGCAACATTATGGAGCCGTGTTGGGGAGGTACTTTGATGGCTGGCTACGATGATTGGAAGGCAAGCGTCTTACCCGAACAAATGAAGGGGAAAACACTGGACGCCGGTTTCGGGACTGGATTCGCTTCGAATATAGCTGCTGAGCGGGGGTCTCAGGTTACTGCCATTGAGCCTCATGTTGATGGGATCGAGTGCAGCAAGCTAAGGCCGATTCACAATGGCAGCGGGCCGTCCAACATACGATGGTATCGAGCATCGGTCTACAACTGTTCGCAGTTTGGTCGGTTTAACCATGTCGTCTTCTTTGATGTGCTGTACCATCTTACAGCACCACAAGATTCACTCTTCGAGATTTACCGAGCGCTGGAGGCGGGAGGGACTTGCTACCTGTGTACCCTCTATGTCGGGGGCGATGCGCCCGTGATGGTTTGCGCAGACGGGACGTGGGCCGGTGACATCACCAACTGGTTCGTCCCGACAATTCCTGCCGTCGAGATGATGGCGAAGCGGGCGGGATTCGAATTCAAAGAGTTTGCTCGTTCTTCGGACCGGCTGCTGGCACTGTTACGGAGGCCATCATGATTAGCATGAGTGCTTTGCAGGAGCAGTATAGCCAGGGGCCGAAGGTGCGAGAGCTGGAGCAGCAATTCGAGCAGTATCTTGGTGGGCACTGCGTAGCTGTAGCAAACGGGACAATGGCAGACACGATTGCCCTTGCTGCGTTGAAAGAATTGCGCCCCAATGCGACCAAAGTAATTCTACCGGCGCTGACGTTTATTGCTCAGGCTAACGCGGTGCTGCAGGCTGACCTCATTCCGGTCTTTGCTGACGTTGACGTACACACCAACTTCCAAATCAATCCTAAGCTAGTCGAAGACCTCATTGACGATGACACATTAGCAGTGATGCCTACGGCGCTAATGGGCAAGATGCCGAGCATGGGACAGCTAGTTGATATTGCACAACGGCACGATGTGTTCATTGTTGAGGATGCGTGCGAAGCTCTTGGCAGCATGGAATACGGTGCGTTGGCCGGTACGTTGGGCGACCTCGGTTGCTACTCGTTCTACAGCACACACGCCATTGCTGCTGGTGAAGGGGGCATGATCCGGTGTTCCACGGAGCAACAGGCCGACTTGTGTTTAAGCCTGAGGAATCACGGGAGACGGGGCGGAGGGGCATTTGCTGCGTTTACCTGGGACCGTATTGGCTACAACGGCAAGATGAATGAGATGGAAGCTGGTAACGCATTACATCGTTTCTCCTGGCGGGACAGGGTGTTTGATTCTAGAAGGGCGAACCTCCGATTATTCAACACCTTGCTTGGTGGCCAATTCGTCGAGGATGATGGAGAGGTTATCATCCCGCACGGGTATCCGGTCATGGTGGCGGACCAACATGCGGCGCTGCAGGCGATTACGGAAGCAGATATTGAATGTCGGCCACTGTTCTGTTCGATCCCTTCGCAGTGCATGCCCTATGTTGAACGGTATGGATACTGCCTGGGGGACTTCCCCGTAGCCGAGTACATCGGAACACATGGGATTTACCTGCCCTGCCACGAGGGGTTATCAACTGAACAAATTCGACACATTGCCGAAATAGTTGCACCACACCTCATGAAAGAGGACGTCGCGGCAGCGGCAGGAGGGCAGAGATAAATATGGCAGAGGAAAGCCTAACGGCACTGTTGGGAGTTGCTGGCACCGTAATTGTTGGCCTCATTACCTTGGTTGGAATCATGTGGAGGCAGCAACGGCGTAACAACCAGGATACCAATCCGGACAGCCACGACAACCCCGTGGACCTTACTTCAATCCATGCCCGATTTGACAGGTTGGAAGATACGTTGAATGCTGTGCGCGATAACTCGACAGCAATCAGGGCAATCTTGGAGCGACGAACTTGAGAAACAGGAAAGGAATTGGAGGAACCAAATGAAAGACGGCATGAGGATTTTGTGGAAGAGCAATGCCCCGCACGTGGGGAGTGGCTATGGTGTTCAGGCTAATAGCCTGCTGCCACGTCTGGCTCAGCATCCCTCTGTTGAGGAGATCGGCATATTCGGATACTTCGGCATCGCGGGTGGGCTGTGTACATTGCCGGTAGGCGTCGGCATCCCAGGAGTTACTCCGAAGACGATGCTGCACTATCCGGTCGCTGGCGACATGTGGGGGAACGATGTCGTTTGGGACCACGCCCGCCACTTTGATGCACATGTCGTCATAACCCTTTTGGATGCGTGGGTGCTCAAACCGGACTACGGGCACGGAGGATTTCTGTGGGTGCCGTATGCGCCGGTTGACCACGACCCCATCCCACCCAAGGTCCTTGCCCGCCTGCAGGATGCGTTCCATCCGATCGCATATAGCGAACACGGGGCGAGGGAGTTCGCGCGGAACGGCCTTGACCACCACTACATCCCGCACGGCGTCGAGACGAAGATTTACCGCCCCTTTGACAAGGGGGGAAAGAAAGCAGCCAAGAAGTGGTTGGGGTTCGACGAGGACACCTTCCTCATTGGAACGGTTGCCGCCAACAAGGGTTGGCCTGCGCGGAAGGGGTTTGCCGAATTATTCGAGGCTTTTGCGATACTGCACGACAAGTACCCCAATGCCCGTTTGTTCCTTCACAGCGCCATGACAGACCAGCAGACCGGCATGAGCCTCCCCAGCCTGGCTAAAGTATGCGGGATAAACGACTACGTCAGATTCAGCGCTCCGTACCTGCACCTGCTGGGCTTTGATGCGAGGGAGATGGCGCACCTGTACAACGCGATGGATGTGTTCTGCCTTCCGAGTATGGGGGAGGGATTTGGGATACCTATCGTAGAGGCGCAGGCGTGCGGTGTGCCGGTTATCGTCACTGATTGGACGGCGTGCGCTGAACTATGTGGTTCGGGATGGAAGGTTCCCATTGACAAGAAGATCCTCACACCGCTGGATTCTTACCAAGCGTTTGCTGATGTAGGCGCACTGGCCGAGGCGATGGAATCTGCATACAAGATGTGGAAGAATCCCGAGATTAACGAAACAATGTCAAAGGGGGCGCGGGAGTTCGCTATGGGATACGACTGGGAGCCACTGGTACGGGACATGTGGTTCCCATTCATGGATTGGCTGTGGGAGCGCGTGCGTCCGAAGTCGATTATGATGCCTGCCATGCCACAGGAACCTACTACCACAAACGGGGCGCAGCCCCCCACGGCAATATACGAGGTTGAGTCGGTGCCTGCTACAACAGTGGAGGAACGGAGCTAGGCAATGGCATACAGCGCCTACGAACGAGTTGCTGGATCGTCAGTTATTGAAGCGGTGGAGGCACACTGCCGACACCTTACCGCTTCGGGTACGTTCGGTGCTAATAGCACTCCTTCTCTTGCCCGTGTTGAGCAATGGATTGACCAAACCTACTTCGACATTCAGATGCGGTTGGCGCAGGAGGGCTACAGCACCACCGTTCCGAGTACATCGACGGCCGCACTAGGCTTCCTGGAGCGCCTCAACGTATTTGGAGCAGTGGTGCAGGTGGAACTCGCCCATCCAATCACTGGGTTACGCGGCGAGCCAAACGATCGATACAAACAATATGCTGCTATGTACAAAGAGGGGATCTCGGTACTGGCTACTGATGCGCTTTCCGTCATGGGTGTTGAAAGGGAGACGCAGTTGTCAGCGTACCTTGAGGTCGGCGGTATCAGTCGCAGTGGCAAGGACCGTACGTATACCGATACGGATGCAGTCCAGTCCAGGTTCAGGCGAGGCTTTGGTAGGAACCCGCTGGCAGGCACGCCAATATCCGAGGGTGGGACGCCGGTATGAGTTACGAAACAATAGAAGCAGCAGTGGAGAAGCAAATAGAGGCCATCAAGGAATTCAAGACAGACCAGGTATCGCGCGGCGACTGGCGTATACTGCACGCCGGTACATCGCATGCTGCGGTCCTGGAATACGGCGGGTTCCGAGTGCGTTATGAATCTATTGGAGGCGGCACCACATTTTTCTGGACGGTCACGATACACCTCTTTGGTAGATACACCGACGACGATGTCGTGCATAACATCCTACGAGACCGACGTCAAGATATCGTAGACCGCCTGCTGCAATTTCCACAACTGAACGGTACTGCTGGCGTAATAGATTCGAAGCCTGAGCGAGGTAGTTGGGCCGACCCACAGTTGGTGGAGATCGGCAGCGTCGCATTTCTTGAGGAGATCATCGAAGTGGTGGTCGAGGAACACGTAGAAGTTACTTTGCAGGAGTGATACAATGGTTAGAGTACACGGTCGGAAGACGCGAGTTTGGGTGGACGGGTTCAACCTTACTGGTGACACAACTAACCTTGCTGTTGCTGCCAATGGCAACCCCGTTGGTGTAGAGACATTTGGTGAGGACAGGAAACATCAGATACTTGGGCAGCAGGAGGTCGTCGCAACCCAACAAGGGCTCTTTGACGACGATGCATCGGTCTCTGCGGCTGCTGTACTCGCTGCCCGCGAAGGATCAGATGTCATTTTCTCGGCCCTGTACGGAACTGCTGAGTTCGACTATGGCTGGGGCGGGACTGCTTCGCCATTGCGCTCCCATGCAGTGACCTCTCCTCTTGCCGGTGCAGTAACCGTGTCCGCGGAATACGGCGGGCCACTTCACCCCATGCGTAATCTTGTACCTGAGGGGTTGAACTCTGGCGATGGAAACAAGCTCGACGGAGTGGTTGGATCAAATGCTGGGGCCATTGGGGTTCTTCAATGCGAGGGGGTGACACAATCCGGTACGGTTAAGATTCAACATTCCGTTACCGGCACCAGTGCTTGGGGCGACCTCGTTGACTTTGGAGACGTCACTGACCGTGTCGCATTATTTGGGTCGGCATCCGGCACTGTCAGGCGGTTCACCCGCGCTACGCATGCGGGTAGTGCAACAAGTCTCGTGCAGTTCAGAAGGCTATAAAGGGAAGGAGGATTAGAAGATGTCACCACGAGCACATGGAGGTAGGGAATCAGAGTTTTGGATCGAGGATTCCGGAAACACAATCAGGGATCTCTCGGCCGATGTGAATAATGTTGATGCTCCTACCAATACCGACACTGCGGAAGTGACAGGGTTCGGCGGTACGCGGAAGTCATTCATTGCAGGCCAGATCGATACGCCTGTTACAGTTGCGGCAAGCTTCGAGACGCCAGCAAACAGGTCACACACGGTCCTGTCCGGCCTCATTGGTGGGACAACGGGATACTTAATGAAGTACTTCCCAAAGGGCTCAGCGTCGGGTCTCCCGCTGCTGTCCGGCAGTGTGTTGCTTTCAGGCTATCAGGTCACGTCGCCCCTTGCGGACAAGGTAGGCGTGAGCGCGACCTTGGTGCCTGCTGATGCTACCGGCATTGTATGGAGCACCGTATAGAACGATTAACGATCTAGGAGGAGAAGGAGGATCCCATGACCAATGAAGAAGTAGAAAACCAGGAACCGCAGGTAGTACGAAAGCTGCCTACACGGTACGAGCGTCTAGAACTTGACGAGGAGTTTGAAGGTTGGTGGTTTGAAGGACTGGTTTCAGTCCCAATGGGCCGACTAGCAGAACTCCTTGAACATGCTTCTGTGCTTGATAGCCCCGAAGCAGTGCAGGCCGCGAAGCCTGCGCAAATTGGTGCCGCCCTTCTAGCGCTGGTCAACCACATGCGCTTCAGCACGAGGGAATGGAATTTCGTTGACGAGAACGGACAGTCTCTCCCGTTGGATGATGAAGAATCCTGGAAGCAACTTCCAATGGATCTCGTCACCGGAATGGTCGCGAAACTTATGAGGGCAATTCAGAAGCCCCCTTTAGCCAAAGGCGGCTCCTTGCCACCGCCCTCGTCGGAGGCGACGGCGACTACCCCTGGATCCTGATGAAGTGGGATGTATGCCGTGAGACAGGGTGGACGTTTGATGAGTTTGATGCTACCGATGCGCAGCAGTTGTTCTATGGAATCTCGTTCGCTGCTGTGCGTAAGGAAATCGAAGACGGTAAGGCAGCGGATAAGGATGAGTAGGAATGGCCGCTGAAGAAACCTTGCGCCTTGTCCTTGAGGGTAAGGATCTAGCGTCCGATGACATCGACCGCGTGAGTGGTAAGCTCAATAAAATGAGCGGCACTGCCAGCGCACTTGGTGGCATCCTGAAGAAGGGTGCCTTGGCCGGTGGGGTAGCCATTGCCGGTCTTGGTATTGCCTCGTTAAAGATGGCTGCAGACTTCGACAAAGCATTTGGCGAAGTTACTACCCTGGTCGATCTACCCGAGAGCCAAATCGCTGGTCTGCGTTCTGGCATAAAAGATATGGCGCGGGAAATGGGCGTCGATGCGGTGCAGGCTACTGAGGCGCTCTACTCTGCAATTTCGGCCGGTGTCGATCCCAGCAATGCCATTGAGTTCCTGAAGACAAATACCAAGCTCGCTGTGGGTGGTGTGACAGATCTCAATACCGCTGTTGACTTAACAACGACCGTGCTTAACGCCTTCGGCCTTGCGCAGGAAGACCTCACGAGCGTTTCTGACGTCCTCTTTACCGGCGTCAGGCTTGGTAAAACAACTGTGGAAGAACTGGGCGGGGCCATGTTCAACGTCGCGCCTGTGGCCGCTGCAGCCGGTGTTTCTATTGAGGAAGTTACGGCTGCGATGGCAGTGCTAACAGCTTCAGGTACACCAACTTCTGTGGCAGCCACATCAATTAGACAGGCCATTGCCGAATTGGGCAAGGAAGGCACAGTCGCCAACAAGAACTTCAAGGATATCGCAGGGGTAGGATTCAGGGAGTTCATTGCAGGAGGCGGCGACATGGTTGGAGCAATGGACCTTCTCAAAAAGGCTGCTAAAGAGCAAGGAGTTGCTATTTCTGATCTCTTTGGTTCGATAGAAGCTGGTACAGCCGCTCAGATTCTTGCTGGCTCGGGGCAGCAGGCTTTCGCGGATGCGCTAGATGCCACCCGCAATGCAACAGGGGCTACCGACGCCGCGTATGAGAAAATGAACGCGACGTTCTCCCGTCAGTTTGCGCTGCTCAAGGGAGAACTGAAGGGTGCCATGCTAGAGCTGGGGGAGAAGCTGCTCCCACTTCTAATCAGTGGTATGCAACGGCTTACACCCTGGCTGCGCGAGAAAATACCACAGGCAGTTGATGTCATGCGGCAGGCGTGGGAGAATGTACGTCCAACGGTAGAACTAGTAGGGGCAGTCTTGGCGACGTTGGCGAGGATTATAGCCGACGATGTTCTACCTATCATGACCAAGATATTCAACTTTCTTAACGACAACAGAGAGATACTCGCTGCCCTCGCAATTGCCATCGGGCTTGCGCTGGTGCCCGCGTTTGTTGCTTGGGCAGTAGCGGCAGGCGCAGCAGCAATTGCCACCATCGCTGCAACGCTGCCCATCATTGCCATCGTTGCGGCCATTGCCCTGTTAGTATTTGGCATCATCAAGCTGGTGCAGAACTGGGACAAGGTAACAGCGTTCATAGTCGAGAAGGCTCTGTGGTTCAGCGATATGGTAGTTGGCGCTTTTCAGGCATTTATCGATTTTATTACGGATGCCTGGGCAAAGACACTTGGGGCACTTAGCACTGCCTGGAGTTCTACTCTATCATTTTTAATTGACGCATGGAACTTTACGTGGGACATCATCAAGGATGCCGCGTCTGCTGCCTGGGGCGTAATTGTCGGCCTGTTTAACACAGGGAAGGACTTGGTTACTAGCGCCCTGCAAGCGGCCCTAGACTTTGTTGTCAACCACTGGAAGGAAGGATTGCTCATCGCATTAACTGGCCCAATAGGTCTCGCCATTGTGCTGTTCAAGATCTTCAAGGATGATATTATAGATATTCTCGAAACGCTTGTTACCAAGGCTCTCGAATTTGGCAAGGATATTCCGAAGCGGATCTGGGAAGGCATAAAGGAAATGAAGGATTTCCTGCTTGATAACGCGGCAGATTTTGTGAAGGATCTCATTGGCCTGTTGAACCCTGCTAACTGGAAGTTCAGCCCTGAGAACATGGTTCAGATTTTTGCGAAGCAGGGGCGATTAGCTGGAGAAGCAATGATGGGATCTCTCGGGTCGGCACTTACGACTCCGTTACCCAGGTTGGCGGAGGCGGTGCAGCCAGGGCGCATCCTCCCTGCAGCAGAGGGCGGAATTGATAGCTTCGATACTGTCGGGCAACTACCTGTCATCATCCAAGGCGATCTTCATGTCCACGGCAGCATCCGAGATGCACTTTCTGAATTGGGGATAACTGCTCGATAATGGCTCACTACGATTACGTGCCCACAGAAATCAATGGCTCGTCCTTAACAGGCGGAAACTTAACAGCTCGCTTTAGGGTTGGACGGCCAGGGCCGTTTGACACGCGCCCTATTAGGC